TACTTTCACGATTTTGGCGGCGATGCTCTTGGGATTCATTCTTATGACATTGAAGACTCTCCTATGGGTCTTCATGCTCGCTGTTCAAACATGACTGCCGATGGCTCGTGCGGTAATGCGTGGATCTCACGCAGTACTCGCGCTGGCCGCGGAGTCGAGAAGATTTGTGCTATTCAAGGAGCTGCTATCAAGAGCGCTGGCGTCGTTATTGGAGTTCCCATCACCCAAGAACTCCATGCCGCCGTCAAACGCCTCATTCCCCTTAAGCACTCCATCAAGATCACTTATCCTCCTGACTTCGAACTTAACGGTGGTTCTATCCCTGGAACCAACGTTATTCCGCTCGCTACGCTCACCGCGAAGCAAGCTGCCAACCAAAACCTGAATAACTCGATTAAGCGTTCCCCAGCTTATGACTGTCTTGCAGGTCTTGAGATCTACAACCCCGCTACCAAACTGTACGAGTTAATTCCCCCCCCTACTCGTGTCCCCGTTGATCTCAGAAACCCCGAGCGAGCACTCGTTAAAATGCCCCTGTCCCCTAAAGGATGGTCTGAAGAGATCATCGAAGACTACAGAGATGCTGCCCAACACTACTCTAGAGTCCTCCTTTCGCGAATGGACCAAAAATTTCGCGATCGACTTTACGTTCCCACTTGGAGCCAAGTTATTAATGGCGATGCCGAGAATGATATCCCCGCTATCGACATGAAAACCTCCAATGGTTACGACCCAGGTAACAACCTTCCCGGTAAGAAAGCCACTTTCACCCAAGTCTCAGAAACTGAGTGGCAGTTCAAACCGCCTGCCCTCCTTGAGGCTGACCGCCTCTGGAATTGCCTCCTACAAGGCGAAACCATCTACACTGTTGTTGTCGACAACGGAAAGATGGAGTTGCGCCCCCCTGGAAAGAATCCACGCAATACTGACACCTACCAAGCTGTCGTCCTCACTGTATGCAAAAGAGCTACGATGTGGGTTTCTGCCTTAATCAAATACGGTAGAATCCATAACAAGACTCTATACGGTGTTGACCTCAACAGCCCCGAAGGTGCTCTCGCCAAAACGGTCCTCGACAAACACCCCTGGAAAAACCAAGGGGATATGACCAACTTCGATGCTACTATTCAACCTGAACAATCGATGATTGTGAACGAAGACACCTTTCTTCCCATTCATCAAGCGATTAGGAACTATGGTGGCACCGAGCTCCCTGACATTGGTTTTTTAGCTGCCTTGCGCCTCCAGACCTACACCCTCCACATCTTTGGGAAGACCGTATATCTTAGATACTTCGGAAACACTTCCGGTGGTATCTTTACGACCCCTCTGAACATGGGTATCAGCGCAACCAACTACCTCTTCTCGTGGAAGCGATTCTATCGCAAACACCCGAAGGGCAATGTCTGGGAGGAGTTCGAAAAGAACAACTCCCTGCTTGTCTATGGTGATGATTATGATGCTACGACCGAAGACGAAAGGTTTGACAACCTTCACGTTAACGAGTCCCATCAGCTCTTAGGCCAAAATTCGACTCCTGCGAATAAAGCCCTAGGCTGGACCCCTCACGTCAAAACCAACAACATTCTCAAGCGGACCCCGATTACTGACGGAATCTACACTAAGTGGATCCTCGACATGTCAACAATGTCTGAGATTCACGCTTTCATCCGAGACGCCACCGTCTCTAAGATTGCTGCGACTCGTGTCTGTATGGAAGCCGCTCTTATGGAGTGGTATTACTACGGACGCGAGACCTATAATGTGGTCCTCCGCTCCTTCAACTCTCGACTTGCTATCCATAGAGCCGATCCGATCATGCAAACCTATGATGATCACGACCGTGCTTTTAAGACGAAGTCTGGTGAGTATTCAGTTACTAAACAGACTAAAACGCAAGACCTTCCCTCACGTTCGATCAGGATATCGATCCCCTCAATCCCTATCAACCGCGTCGTGGAGGAAGCGGGCGCTGAACAAGTGCCCGATATGATGGATCCCCCCCAAAATTCCAGCCTCTCATTCACTGCTGGTCTTACAAATCGAATGGCTACTACTCCGAACCCAATAGCTAACGACTCCTCGTCCATCGCCTCAACCATTATTGGCGACGTCCGCGTGAACGAATCACCTATCCAGAACACCGTTGCGTTGACCTCACACGCCGACGACACGACTGTTTCGACCCTCTCCCCTCCCATGCCTGTCGCATCCACTGCTGCTCAGACTGACCCCTACCCCGACCAAGGGATGGATAAAGTCCTCTCTCGTGAGTACAGAATTACCGACTTAACGTGGGCTTCCGAATCCACCAGCACCCTGCTCGCTTCGTGGAAGTTTCCCCAAGCTCTCTTTGCGATTCCCAATATCGCTGAGAAGTTGAAAAGCTTCCGCTATTTGCGCACCGGTGTTCGTGTGTCCTTTCGTGTCAACGGATCGCAATTCGCAGGCGGAACACTTGCTGCAGTTGCTATCCCCTTCTACGACAAGGACGCCTCATCCTCCGCGTGGCGCCACAAGTTCCACGCTGCTATGCAAGCGAAACCCGTCCTCATCAGCGCGACCCGTGCTGACACTGTCTCCATTGACATCCCCTGGATTGCCCCCTACCAGTACCTCGATCTCCGCTCGCCTGACAACGACGGAATTACCGGCTCGGTGTTCCTTTACGTGCTTAACCCCCTCGTTTGGTCGAACACCGGTGCTCCCACCGGTATCTCCATCACTGTCACGGCTTCCATGCTGTCCCCCAAGGTTGCTGGCCCCGACATCAACGGTGCCCCTGCATCGCTCATCACGAAGCAGTCGGCTGAAGCCCTCATGAAGTCAGCTAAGGGTATGGTCGCCGGCGTCCCAGAGGCCGTGAAAACTGTCTCTGGACTGGTTGGTCCATTCATGTCGATGGCGAAAGTTGCCTTCCTTGATAAACCGACCTCGCTCGCCGCGAACATGCCAGTTTCTTTCTTCCCTGGAAAGAACCTTACCCACGCCAGTGGTTTGGATATGTCTGTCAAGCTCTCTCTTGACCCTGAAGCCGCTACTTCCGTTGACAACGGAATCTTCGGTGGTCAAGAAACCC